CTTCAGCGGAGGGAGGAGCACCTGACCGAACGTGATCGCCATGTTCACGATTTGGTTCTTCGTCACCTGAAGCTGATACCCGAGCGACTGTTGTTGCTTTTCGAGCGCGCGTTGCGTCGCGCCCGCGCCGCGCGTCGAGTCCGACATCCCCTTCAGAACCCGATCCCAGTTCTTCCCCTCGTTCGCGGTCAGCGCCATCACACCACGGAGCCCACGAATGTCGTTGAACATCTCCGAGATCGACTCGATGTTCCCGTTCGCGGACTCCGTCAGTCGAGTCACGACGGTCTGAAGCCCGTCGGTTTCGAGTGCCGACTGACCCGACGAGTACCCGAGTTCGAGGAGAGCGTCGGACATCGCCGCCGACGGTTGGATGATGTTTTGGATCACCCGGTTCAGAGACGTCGTTGCCTCCGCCGCGGGGATACCCGCGAGCGTGATGGTTGCCATCGCCGCGCCGATGTCGGCGAACGGGATCTTCGCCGCCGCGGCGATGCCGATCACACCGCCGATCTCCTGAGACAACTCTGAGAACGTCACGACACCGAGATTCACGGTTTGGAACATCTGATCCGAGATGTCGCGTGCTGCTGACGCTTCGAGTCCGTACGCGTTCAGGACACCTGTTATCGCCTTACCGGCGTCAGCGGTCGTCGCGAGTCCTGCCGACGCGGCACGCGCCGACTGATCGAGAACGACCATGCCTTCCTTACCCGCGAACCCCGACGACGCGACGTCGTACAGACCCTCCGCAAGTTCCCGTGCGGATTGCGGGAGTTGGTTCGACAACGACAGGAGCCGGTTCCCGACTTGCTCGAAGTTCTTGTCGACGTACGCCGAGATCGTCGTGACGTTACGAAGCTCCTGCTCGAACTTGACCGCCGCATACGTCGCCGCGCCAAGCGCCGCGACGATCAACCCGCCCGCGACGACCATCCCCCGACCGATGATGTCGGTATTCACCTTCGTATCCGCCGCGACTCGATGAACGTCGGTCCCGAACGCCCGCACTTCCGCCGCGCCCGCGGCGAGTCCCGCGCGTAGAGACCCGTAGTTCGCTTGGAGCGTGACCGTCAGGATCCGGTTCGACATCCAGCTACCTCAATCGAGGGGAACTAGCCGATCAGTACGTCGAGCCTCGGGGTACTCGCTCATGTCCGTCGCGCGCATGACTACCTTCATCCCGGGGTCGGGACCATCCGTGCCGTTCACGTGCTTCTCGTACCGCCCACGCTCCGCGCACCCGCCGCAGAAGTCGACGTCGGCTTCGTACGGTGGAGGAACCGCGAGCTTCTTCCCGTCCGCGGCCAACCACTCCGCGGGCACGGTCCCGCACTCGGAACACCGCGACTCCTCGTCGATCAGCCAGGCAAGCGCCTTGTCCTGATCGTCGGGAGACCACGAGAGGAAGACCGAGTGCGGGAGACCACGCGGCGCGCAGTAACGCATTTCGAGCGCGAAGTGAGGTTCCCGCTTCAGCCTTTTCCCAGGTCGACGACCCGATGCGACTGACACGACGCCAACGCGCCCGCGACGAGCGCGGCGATCTCCGCCGCGTTGACCCGAGCTTCGCCGTCGGGATCAGGATCCCCGAACATGAAGTCCTTCATCTCGGCTTCCGTCGGAGGATCCCGCTTCACAACCACGCCGTCGACGTTCTCCTCGACCTCCCGCAACGTCGCGACCACGAGCGCCAGATGGAACGGATCCGGGTCGTACTCCGGGATGTCCTTCCCGGCGTTGCGCGCGGCCTCGGTCTGTTCCTTCGTCGGGGGATGCTCGTCGAGCACCTTCTCGAACGCCGGGCGTCCGAGCCCCCGGAAGACGTAGACCAACGTCTCCGCACGAACCCGTTCCTGAGCTTCGTCGCGTCGCACACGAGCATCGCCGAGTGCCCTTTGAGCGGTCCTGTCGTCTCCGTTGCGCGCGGCCTCGACCATCCGCTCCTCGACCTCGACCTCGCACTCGATGAGCGCGTCGGTGAGTTCGGGATCGAGACAGATCGGAACCTTGCGCGTGACCGGCTTCTTCTTCTTCATCCGGTCGAAGACGGGGGGACGGACCGCGGCTTCTGCCGCGGTCATCAGACGACCGCCACGTCTTCGCTAGGAACCGCCGTCACCGCGAGTTGTGCTTCCCACGTCGCCGGGTCGTTCTTCAGCGACCGGGCCTTCGGCGCGCCGATGACGTTCACCGGGTACACGTCGACGACGTCCGTCGCGATGATGGCACCCGACGGCTTGTAGTCGCAGAACACGATGAACCCATCCGAGCCGAACGCGAGCGTCGTCCGAAGCGGGTTCGAGTCCGAGTTGAGGTAGAGCGTCAGGGACGAGTCGTCGGCCTTCTGCTCCCCACCGATCGACGGCGTGAACTCCGAATCGAGCGCGGGAACGTCGATCCGGTCCGTCTTGAACCCGAATCCCTGAATGTCGTTGATCTCGTCGGAGATCTCGGTACCCGCTGCGATCTCCGCGGCCGTCGGTGCGGCCGGAGCCGCGATCGACGCAACGAAGAACGCGCGTGTCTTGCCTCGCCTGAAGAAGCGGTCTCCCGCCATGAGCTACCTCCGAGTCGTCAGGAGCGACGCGCGCGTCTGCGCCCGTCGCCCGATCCTGATCCCTCGACGTCGCCGGACTCGCCCTCGGACTCGCCCTCGGGCGCGGCTTCGTCGGGTGGTGCCTCGGGGCCGGGCTCCGCGACGGGCGCGGACTCGGAGATCTCAGCGGGAGCTTCGGCGTCGCGCGGTTGCCCGTCGGCGTCGGCCAGAACCCACCCCTTCGCTTCGTACGTGTCGCGGAACGCGTTCGGATGCACCTTCGACGCCGACCCCTCGATGTCGGGGTGGACGATCGTCACGAAGTTCGTCGGTGCCATGCTCCGCTACTCCTCGGGGTCGGGGTCGTCGTCTCGGGAGACGGTCACTCGGTAGGAGTCGACCGCTTGGTACACCCCCGAGAGGAGGGTAACCGCACCGATCGGACCGGCGGAGGATCTGTCCATCTCGTGATGCCCCTCGACGACCAGCGGAACCACGAGAGCACCCGTCGCGGTCCGGCCGGTCATCACCCGCCGGGCACGGTCCGCGACCCACCCAGCTTGTCGACGGTCCTTCCCCACCGACGTCACGTCGTACTCCAACGCCGCGTCGGCCTCCGGCGCGGTCATCGGGGGACCCAACGACCCGCCCGACTCCGCCTCGAAGCTCCCCGACTCGATCGGGTGAACCACGATGTACGGGTCCGGCGCGTCGAGCTTCCCGTCCTGTTGCTCCGGGGTCTCGCCGTGCCCCACAAGGATCGTGTCCGGCCCGCCCGTCTGAAGCTCGCGCTTCAGCATGTCGAACACCGCCTCGTCGACCTTCCACCGCTGGATCGTCGTCCGACGTTGCACCGTCAGAACCCGATCGCCTGACCGAGATCCGCCAGATACGCGGGCTCGACCCTGTCAGCGGCCGGACGCACATGGGGAAGCGGAGCTTGGTTGTACCGACGACCGAGCGCGTCTTCGCCCTCGAACCCGTACTCCAACCGGCGGGCTTGTGGAGCGTTGGTCCCGACCTCCGCCTTCGCCGACGCGAACGACGTCGACGTGATCGTCGACCACGACCGGATGTAGTCACCCGAGCGACGACGGGGACCCGGGCGTCCCTGCGCGCCGCCGACGATGCCACCCTGAAGAATCAGCCCCCACTTCCGCGTCACTCGGAACGCCTCGTACCCCGCCTTCGCGGACTTGTCTTGTAGCTCCGCGGCGATCGCGATGTCGCCCGAGACGTCAATGTCGATCGACGGCATTGACCCTCCTCGCGACATCGACTTCGCGCCACACGCGGATCGTGCCCGTGTGAACACGCGTTACGTAGAGCTTCAGTCCCACGAGATCCGGGTCCGTGCTCGTGTCGAACACGACGACGTCGCCGATCGCGAGACCGTCAGGAGCGGCGTCGAACCCGAGCTTCACGGACCAGTTCTTCACGACGACGTCGCCGCCACCGTCGGACTCCGTCGTGTCGCGAGTCGTCCACTCACGCGCCGCCGCGGGAACTGCCGTCGCGAGGGTCGTCACGTCGACGTCGACATCTTGGTCCGGCACGACGTACCGTCCGGTGTCCTCGTCGAACTCGGTCGTGCGCCACCCCGCCGGGTTCCGAGAGATCGTGCAACGATCGACAAGTACCTTCTCCACCACCGTCGCGCGCGGGCGAGTCAGATCAACGCCCGCCACGAGCCATCCCCTTCAGCGCCTCGACGAACCCCTCCGCCGTCGGTAGCTCCGCGTGCTCGTGGAGCACCGCCCGTTCGAGTACGTCGGGATCGACGGAGTTCAGGAACGCGACAACGGCCTCGACCGGGTCGACGTCCATCTGCGCGACCGGCGCGTACAGGTACCCGGACTCTGGATCGACGCGCACCGCGACGAGATCGAGCTTCGGGGTGACCGGCTCCTTCACGGGCTCGTCTGCCATGCCGCGAGGGTACCGCTACTCCTCGTCGATCGACGGGAACGTCATCGGCTCGCCATCCTCGTCCAAGATCTCGTCATAGATCAGGTCCGGGTCGTCCCCGAACTTGTTGTCGGTCTGTGTCATTCCATCAACCTCCTAGCTCGAAGAATGTTCTCTACGTGTGGGGCGATCGCCTCGAAGTCGACGTCGAGCCATTGGAACCCGGTCACGCCCGACCGTGTCAGCATGGCTTCGAGCGACACGCGGGCACGACCGCCGAGAGTGTTCGCGGCCCATTGAGAGTACGCGCGTGCCCATACCTCGATGTTCGACGTCGCGTAGTTGTAATACGCGCGGTTCGACGTCGCGTAGGTCGTGCGGAGCTTCGTCATCGCCTCCGAGTTCCGCACGGCGTCGAAGAACCCGTCGAACGCGTCCCTGACCTCGTCGGACTCGTACAGTCCTGCCGATGAGAACCCACGCGACGCGCTCCCGAACCCCGACGTTCCTCGGTAGTCGACCCGATGCCCGTACTCATGGAGGAACGACACGACGTCGTCACCCGACCCGCGATCGTTCACGCGGATCTCTGCCCGGAGAGGAGCGTTCCGCCACTCGTCGAGCTTCCGGCGTCGTGCCTCGGGCGACTCGCGCACGCGGCGCGGCTTCGCGGGACGCTTCCCCGCGGCGAAGTGACCGCCTTTGTTTTGTGCCTTCCCGGTGACAACGGAGAGCTTCGCGGGACCCTCACGGATGCCGTGGAGCTTGTCCATCGCCTCCGCGAACTCGCGGTACTCCTTCGCCTTCTTCGACGTGAACTCGAACGTGTCCGTCAGTCGACCCGTGCCCGCGGCGGGACGTGGCTCGACGACCACGGGCGCGGTCGGCGGGGCCTCGGGTGCCGGTTGCGCCGCCGACGGAGCCCGACGCGGGCGACGAGGCACGCGGGGAGTCC